TGCGACCGGGCGATCGTCATCGCTGCCGACGCAAACCCGATCCACCCGGTGCGAGACTGGTTCAAGTCGCTCATGTGGGACCGAGTCATGCGCTTGCACCAAGCGCCTACAACCTACTTCGGCGCCGAGGCGTCGAACTACCACGCGCGCGTGTTTCGCTGGTGGATGATTGCAGCCGTGGCCCGAACTTTTCAGCCCGGATGCAAGATGGACAACGTTCTCATCCTTGAGGGCGAGCAGGGGCTTCAAAAGTCGAGCGCGTTGCGTGTGCTCGCGGGTAGCCAGTGGTTCATCGATACGCCCATCGACCTGCACAACAAGGACGCTTACCTGTCTCTCAACGGCAAACTCGTGGTGGAACTCGCCGAGCTCGAGTCGCTGCGCAAGGCAGACGCCGGAAGGGCTAAAGCGTTCTTCACTAGCCCCAGCGATACGTACCGCCCACCATACGGCCGCCGCGTCGTTACCGTCCAACGCCAGTGCGTGTTCGCCGGCACCGTGAACCACGCGTCCTACCTGCCCGACACGACGGGTAACCGGAGGTATTGGCCCATCGCCTGCACTGCGATCGATTTGGACGCCATCAAGCGAGACCGCGAGCAGCTATGGGCTGAGGCCGTGCACTGGTTCCGCGAAGGCGAGCCGTGGTGGCCACGTACCCAAGAGGAACACGACGACTGCGAGCAGGCCCAAGAGCCACGTGCCGAGGGGGACGAGTGGGAAGGGCTGGTTGCTACCTATGCGGAGCGGCACCGGGCGTGGACGCCCACCGTCGGCGAGGTGCTGAACGACGTACTTGGCATCGAGCGCGGGCGGTGGACCCGCAATGACCAGATGCGGGTGGCGAGCGTACTCCAGCGCCTTGGCTTCGCTCGGAAGCAGGTACGAGACGGTAACGCCCGGGTGTGGCGCTACTCGCCCGGCACCGACCCCAAGAGCAAACGCACCCCGTTGGTGCCGGGTTAACTATGCGACATGACAGAGTAAAGACCCCATGTCACCAACGTCACCGTCCTCGGCATGGATCTCAACATAGGGCTGGGAGTTGGTGGCTGTATTTCTACCCCTTTTCTTTCTTTCTTCTAAAGGTTGGTGACAAGAGAGAGAAAGGACAACAGTGCCGAGAAGTTAGCTCTGCACCAACGGGGGGCACCAACGGGCCATTGTCACCGACGGGGGGGTCGGTGCAGGCTGGTACGTATCGTGTGTTTACCGATACTTACCAACCTAACGGGTGTACGGTATGCTAGCCCCTGGCCTCGACGCGGACGTGGTGGCCCGGGTGGTGAGCGCGATGCTTGGGGGCCAGTGGCTCACAGGGGCGTCTAGGCGGGCCTTGGCGGCCGAGACGGGGCTAAGCCTGCCCGAAGTCGGTCGGCACGTGGAGGCGGCCCTAGCGACGGTCCAGGGGGCCATGAGCGAGGACGTCGCCGAGATGGCCCTAGCGAGCGTCGCCAGGCTCGAGCGGTGGGCCGAGCAGGCGCAGCGCGGGGTGAGCCCGGCTGAGGCCGCGGCGCTCGGGTGCTTCCCGGTGGCGCCGGACCTTAAAACGGCTGGCGCGCTACTCAGGACGGCGAACGAGATCGCCGGGACGATCCGCCCGGCCCAGTCCGTGACGCTCATCGACGCGAGCGGGGCACCTCGGGGTGTCCTGGCTGAGATGGGAGAGGCGCTCAGCCGCGTGGCCAGCGCGTACCCCGAGGTCGCCGGAGCTCTACAAGATGCCGTGCGGTCGGTGGGTGGGCCGGCCTTGCGTCCAGCGACCGCAACCATAGCCGCTCAGCTCGAGCAGCACGTCGTGGTCGAGTCGTATCCAGAGTGGCTGCTAGAGACTCAGGGTGAGGCGCGAGACGCGCTCGAGGTACTGTGGCTGACGATGCCATCGCACTCGGCCGAGACGTCGCGAGACGAAGTGCGAGAGTGGGCTGGCGAGTTGGTTAGGAGGGTGGAGTGATGACGGACGGGAAGCGCTTGCCGATGACTGACGCCGAGCTTGAGACCATGGTCTACCTCGCCTCCGGTCAGACCAGCGAAGAGGAGCAACTAGCTAAGAGCGCGGCGAGTGAGATCCTGAGGCTCCGCGCCAAGGTGAAGGCCATGCGCGAGATTGTGATGGCGGCGAATGCGTGCCCGGTGGAGCCCGTTCTCATCCTTGAGGCCATCGAGAATCATTTCACCCCCGACATGTTGGAGGATGAGTAGTTATGGCTGCGTATGAACTGCGTGCGCTCAACTGGGCGGAGATTGAGGCGCGCAACTCCGAGCAAGAGAGCGACGAAGACTTCCGCCGGCGCATGCAACGCGCACTTGGCACCGAGCCCGTACCCCCGCCCCAACCACCCCACACCCCCCAAGTTCACCCCACGCAATACCGCCGCGCACCGAACGGCCGCGGGTACCGCGTGCTGGACGTGTATCGCGAGGACGTGTTGATGCGTCAGGATGACGGCTTGCGGGTCATTGCGAGCGTGGATGCGGTGGACGCGTGGGAGCTCGAGAGTGGGCCGGCGACGATGACGGTGAGTGAGCGGAATGTGGCGCACAGGCGGCTGATGCTGTCTCACGGGGTCGACGTGCGCGCCGTAACCGGGGGCGTCGAGTGGGCGAACCGGCACGACGTCGACGGGTGCGCGCGCTTGCGGTGTGCGGCTTGGGAAGGGGCGGTGCGGTTGGCTGCTAAGGGTGGTGTATGAGTACGGTCCAAGACCCCGACTTGTACAACCGGCTCAATGAGCCGTGCTCGCCTGAGGAGGCCGCTAAGCGGGCAGAAGAGTTCGCTACCGGCCTCCGAGAGCTGCGCGAGCGCTGCAAGGTCCCCGAGGTGGTGTACGTGCTGAGCATCGCCACGCCAGATGGGAACTACGCAACCGAGGGGTACGCCGGCAGCAGCGTCAACGCGCCCATCCTCGTGGCGTCGCTGTATGGCGCCTACCGCAGGCGCATGGCGACGATGCTGGATGCGTTTGCTGGGATTGGTGGGGATGATGAGTAGGATCCTCACCAAAGCCGAGGGCAGTCAACGCACGTGGGCGCGCATCGAGGCGTACCACGACGTGCGCGCCGACTACCTGAGCGACCGCGACGTCACAAACGCGCTACTCGAGTTGCGTGAGCACTTGGCAGAGCAGGCCGCCGAGCTCGCCGTCCTCCGCAGCGAGGTGCGCGCGTTCATGCAGAGCCAGAGGGGGAAGCGATGACCGCCGGCACCACGGACGAAGTCGCCCGCATTGCCGAGCTTGAGGCGCAGTGCGAGGTGTTGCGCGCTGAGTGCGAGCGGTTGCGTAGGCAGCGCGACGAAGCGCGGGCCATCGCCGACGAATGGGAAGAGGGCGAAGACTTGCCCACCACGAGGTGGGACCCATGAGCGACGCCGTCGACCTCGCCACGCTCGACTCTGTGACGTTGCGCGAGATGCTAGCGGCGAACCAGGAGGCCGAGCGCAAGGCGCAGGAAGCGAACGCGGCGCGCCTATCAGCCGTTCACGAACTCGACGACATCGAGCGCGAGGTCGAGCGAGTCCGGCGCGTTCTCTATGAAGCCGCCGTCCCACATTGTGATCGGTGTGATGGGCCCTGCCACCACGGGTACGAAGGCGCTAGTGTGGCTCTCATGACGGCGGCTCACCACCGCGTCGACTTTACCCGCTACCGCGAACTCGTTCTACTCTCCAACACGCCGCCCACAGCGGGCCCAGTGGCAGACGCCGGCGCCCAAGCCTTCGCCATCAAGCGTGAGCTCGTGCGGCGTGGTGAGTGGCCGTGAGGCAGTGACGTGGACGCCCTCCTAGGCCGCCTCATCGTCGAGCGCGCACTGTACCGAACTCGGTACACGCAACTCCGCGCAGCGCTGCTCAACGCCGCGCGAGCGGGGCTGCTAGATACTGATGTAGTGGTCGCGCTTGCTTGCGGTAGTGAGCGGGTGTTCGACGCTTTGGTGGATGCCGGGTTGAGGGAGGCAGAGAATGGCGAAGCGTAACGAGTTGACGGTGTGGCGGGAGCGACTCAACTCCGACGGGATGGGCACGCTAGAGGCGGCCATTGAACTCGACGCAATCGCTAAGCGTCGCCTGTTTGCTCTTGCCGAAGCCTATGCTGAGGCATCGAAGTACGCGCGTGACCAAGGTGACTCTTGGACAGATGGCGCCTGCGACAACCAGGCAATGCTTCTCACCGCGCTCGTGGTGAGTTTCAAGTGACCCGCACCAACGCAAGCAACTACCACCTCGGCGAGCTATGGGCGCACGAGTCGGACCTGTTCACGCTCTACCGCGTTACGGCGGTTACGTGCGAGCCGTGCGAGGACGGTGCGTTATTGCACCGGTTCGAGTTGACCCCGGGCAGCGCAGGGCCCAAGCGCTACGAGACGCGCGAGACGTTCCCGGTGGGGTGGCGTCAGGCGACGTTTGGGGCTGTGGTGCGGAAGCCTACGGGGGCGGTGGCGCGCGCGTTTCCGTACTTGGGTGAGCACAAGTGAGCCTCGCAGACAGCGAACTCCCCTGGTACTTCGGCACGGCCGACACGACGATGATGGGCGACCTCGGGTTGCGATCGTCAATGGGCGGGCAGCTTGAGGCCGCCGAGTCGTGCATGTACTACGACGAGCAAGGCCACGAACACGGCGGGCAGATGGCCGAGCGGTCGTTTACGAACAACGCCGAGGGCGCGATGTTCCAGCGACTCAGGTACGCCGCTGACGCCAAGCGCATCGAGGCCAAGCTGCGGACGCTGTCACGCATGCAGGTGGACGCCTTGCGGTTGCACTACTCGGTCGCATCGCTGCCGTTTGGTGTGCCCGCTGCGGCGAGTGTGTTGCCGCGTGTGAAGCGCGAGCAGAGCCAGCAAGGCGATTGCATGGCCGAGCTACGCGCGATCCTCATGGTGCCAGTGAACGTCGCCAAAGACGCCACCAAGGCCGAGCGAGAGGCCGCCAAGAAAGAGTTCGGCGAGATGGTCGACAGGCTCACGAAGGCCGGCAACGCACTCGTGGAAGGCGCTCGAGCAGCCTACGACCGGGCCAGTGGTGGTGACGTGCGCAGCGTCCAGGTGAACGAGCCCGGAAAGCGCCGGGCGCGCGCCAAGGGGCCCAAGAAGGGCGAGATGATGCCGGAGTACGTCGAGCGGACCGAGACGGCTAGGAAGGGGGCGGCGTGAGTTTCAGAGCATTGTCCAATATCATGGGAGCATTGTCCAATCTCATGGGTGCTCTCGCGGACCAATACACGGCAGCAATCGATCGCGTAGTGGGCCAAGCCATGGTCGAATCCGGGAACGACATGGAACGTGTCAGCATCGTGACCGACCTCAACACGTTGGATGTTCAACGCGGATGGGTGGAGCTAGACGGCAAGCGCTTCGGGCCCGTCGTCAGCATTCGTCACGACGTCGAGAAGATGACGGTCGGCGTCGTGGTTGAGTACCCGGATGGTGGGGCGTGAGCGAGTTTGGTATCCCCACGCCGCGGCTAGATGACTGGCTCAGCCGCGGACTAAAAGCAGCGCGCGAGCGCCTAGACGCTGAAGCAGAAGAGCGAGAACGTGAGCGCCACGCTTCCGAACTGAGCAAGCCGCCACGTCCGGCTCGTGTCACATCAAAGGAAGAGCGGCGAGCGGCTAGGCTGCGCAGCAAGTACGACCTGCTGCCGGGCGAGTACGACGCCATGCTGGCTAGCCAGGGCGGCGGATGCGCCATCTGCGAGTCTAGGTTCAACGTGAACGGGAAACCGTTCGTCGTCGACCACTGCCACAAGACGAACAGGGTCCGCGGGCTCCTGTGCACCACATGCAACACGGGGATCGGCCACTTGCGAGATAGTGAGTTCTTGCTCGCTCGTGCCATCGAGTATCTACGGAAGAGCAAACAAGATGCTTGAAATCAGCCAGCACCCGGCCGAGATCCCGCTCATGGTGCCACTAGCTGAGCTCCAGCGTCGATCTAAGCGCTCGCGCGCCACGCTCTACAGGTGGCTGAAGCGGAAGAACGTTCGCACGTTCGGGTACGGCGTGATGATTAGCGATCTCATGAACCAGTGGCCGGCGATGTACCTGTCACTTACTCAGGCCGTTGGCGGCAAGATCAAGATGCCACCGTGTACCGAGTGCGGGGGGCCGACCACCTGCAAGTGTTTGGCGTGCGAGGCGACTGTTTTCTAGCCAAGTGACGAATTATGAGACGCTCCGTTGCATGGTGTCTCATTGTGGTTCACGAAATGGGGCTTCAAAATAGGGACGCGACGACAGACACTCGTCGCAGCACACCCAGGGTCCGCAGCGTCGACGTCCTCCCCGTCGCCTCGGACCCGACCTAATTCCAGATGCTCTCCCCGCGCACGCGCGCAGCGCTCAACGCACGGAGTCGAGTAGCCGCAAAGGCCGACTTCCAAGCGTTCATGCGCAAGGCGAGCCCGCGCTACTCGTTCCCAAAGCACCTGAAGCCGTACCTCGACATCCTCGAGGAGGCAGCAAGTGGCAGCGTGGTCGAGGTGGTTGTTTCGACGCCGCCGAGGCACACGAAGACCACGACGACGCTGCACAAGATCGTCCAGCTCATGGGCATGCGCCCGGGGCTGAAGGTCGCGTATATCACCTACGGCGCCGAGCTCTCTGAGAGCAAGAGCCGCGAGGCCAAGCAGATCGCACTCGACGCGGGCTACGCACTGGCCCCCGACCGCAGCGCGAACTTTGAGTGGGAGTTGACGAACCGGTCGCGCTTCACGGCGACGGGCATCGGCGGCCCGCTCACTGGCAAGGGCTTCAACCTCGTTGTCGTCGACGACCCGCACAAGGGTCGCGCAGAGGCCGAGAGTGTGGCCGAACGGACCAAGGTCATCGACTGGTTCAATTCGGTGGCGTACACGCGCAAAGAGCCCGGCGGCACGTCCTTCGTTGTCGTGCAGACACGATGGCACCCCGACGACCTTGCTGGGAAGCTCATCGGCAAGGGCTGGCGCTGCGTCAACCTGCCCGCGATTGACGAGCACGAGAACGCGCTATGGCCCGAGGCCTGGCCCATTGTCGAGCTTCGGAAGATCGAGGCGCAGATTGGTCCGTACGAGTGGACGTCGCTCTACCAAGGGCAGCCTCGCAGCCGTGGCGCCTCGGTGTTTGGCGAGCCGACGTACTATGACGAGCTGCCGCGCACTGGGTACCGCGTCAGCATCGGCGCGGACTTCGCGTACACGAAGCGCACCTACAGCGATTACAACGTCGCGGTGGTGCTCTACCACGTAGTAGGCGGCGTCTCGTTCGTTGCGGACGTGGTGCGAGTGCACGAGACGGTGGACGTCTTCGCGCACCAGGTGAAGGCCTTACAGGCTAAGCACGGCGGCAAGGTGACGGCATACGTCGCCGCCACCGAGCGTGGCGTGACCGAGCTCCTCAAGACCAAAGGGTTGCGAGTCGACGCAATCACCGCAGTTACTGACAAGTTTTCACGAGCCCAACCCGTCGCAGCCGCTTGGCGCACGGGCAAGGTTCTCGTTCCAAGGTCGGCCCCGTGGCTCGACGCGTTCCTCGGTGAGGTGTTGAACTTCACCGGAGTGAGCGACGACCACGACGACCAAGTCGACGCCATAGCCGGAGCGTTTCACCCGTTCTCGCTCGGCTACTCGAAAGAGCGCGTCGACTACGGCGAAGAGGGCTTCACGTTCGGCTAACACGACATGCAAACCACGCGACAAGTTCTCTCAGATACCAGCCCGAGCGCTGCTAGCTCTGCCGCTGGAACGTCGCGCGCGTACGGTCTCGCCGACTGCGATTCTGTCACCGTCATCGGGTCGCTTGTCGGCGCGACTGGTGGCACGCTCGACGTGTACATCCAGACCTCGCACGACGACGGAACGACCTGGTTTGATTGGGCGCACTTTGCCCAGCTCGCATCTGGTGCCGCCGCAATCAAGGCGATGTTCCACCAGGGTCGCGACAACAACGCGAGCGTTACCACCGTGGGCACCGGCACGACCCCCGCGCTTGCTGCTTCGACTGTGGTCGGCGGTGGCTGGGGTAACCAGATGCGGCTCGCGTTCACCGCGGGCGCCTCGACGTCTGCCGGCGCCGCCATTGCCGTGACCATCGTCGGCAACAAGAACGCCTAGTCATGGCGGACGTGCTCGACGCCGAGCTGGCGCACGCGCTTGCGGCGAGTCTGATCACCCCGCGCACGGTCCGGCTCGAGCGATTCGAGCACTACACCAAGGGCACGCAGTACGCGGGTCGTGAGGACTTCCTCACGCCTACCACGGACGTGCCGCTTCTCGAGCGGGCCCCGTGCATCGTGTACCCGGCTGTCGAGTCTGCCATTCGGCAGCATGTCGACCTTGCGCTTGGCGAAGGGCGCTTCCCGAAGCTCACCACGGGCGTCGGCGAGGACGAAGAAGACGACCTCTTCGGGCTGTCTGGGGACGACTCGGAGACGCTCGACACGTTCATCGCGAACCTGTCGGAGCACGCACGCTTCGTTGATGTTTGCCAGGATGCGCTCGAGGCCGCCGAGGGCATCAGTTCCACGTGCTGCGTGTACTCGTTCGACGGGTTCGGGACGTTACGCGCCGAGCACGTCGAGACCTGCCACGCGGAGCCCACGTTTGACGCGTCGGGCGCGCTGGTGCGGCTCGAGATCAAATACCCGTACGTCGAACTCTACGCCGCCGAAGAGGGCAAGGTCCGCGCGCGGTGCATGTTCTATCGTCGCATCGTTGACGCCGATGGCGACACCGTCTTCCAGCCCGCCGAGGTCAAGCACAAGGGCGTAGAGCCAACTGCGGGCGTTGACCAAGAGCGCAGCGTGGCCCACGGGCTCGGGTTCGTTCCGTGTGTGTGGTACGCGTTCAAGCGTCGCAAGAAGGGCGTGCCCGACGGGTGCGCCGTGCACGAGACGCTGCTTGACGAGCTCGACGCGCTGAATTTCTCGCTCTCTCAGCGGTACCGCGCCGCGCTCTACAGCGGCGACCCGCAGATGGTCGAGACTGGCGTCGACCAAAACGAGCAGGTTGCGCCGACTGGATCGCAGCCTCGCGCCAGCCTCAAAGAGATGCGCGACGGCGACAGGACCATTGTCGGCTTCGGCTACTCTGAGCGCCCCCGTAGTGCCCGGCGCAAGGGCGCTGGCGTTGTTTGGCGCTACGAGAACCCTGACGCTAAGGTCGCGATGCTGACGCTTCCTGGCGATGCGTTGCAGGCCATCACGGACCAATGCGACGACCTGCTCGACAAGATTGAGGGCGTACTCGGGTACACCGGGACTAGCCCAGAGCAGGTCAAGGGCGCGCTTAGCGGCAAGGCTCTCGGCTTCCTCTATCAGCGCACCACTTCGTTCGTGGACCGTGTGCGGTCGGACTTCTGGCACGGGTTCATGCTGCCGAGTCTGAGTGTGATGCTCCGCATGGCACTCACCGCGCACAACGCGAGCCCTGGGAGCGTCTACATCAGCGGCATCACCAAGGCCGCGCCCATTCTCGAGCGGTTCAATCGCGAGGTTGCGGGCGCCGGTAAGCGGTGGTTCACGCCGCGAATCAAGCCCGTCTGGGGCCGCTACTTCGAGCAAGGCGCAGAAGACGAAAAGGCCGCGGTCGAAACGGCGGCGATGGCGTTTGAAAAGGGCCTCATGACCCGGACCATTGCCATCGAGAAACTGCGCGGCGTGTTCGTGTTCCAGTCGGCGGCAGAGATTGCCGAGATGCTGGACAAGGAAGCCGAGCAAAAGCGAGTCGACGCCATGGCGTTGATGCAGAATTCGGCGCCGAAGCCTGGCGAACCTGACGACGAGAATGCAAGCAAGCCAAAGCCAGGACAGCCAAGCGACGACGACGCCGACGCAGAGTCGGTGCGAGAACTGCGATAGCGACAAGCCGCTCGTCGCGGAGTTCGACATGGCCGGGCTCGTGCACTCGTGCCCGTCGTGCGGTTTCAGGCCGCGCAAGGCGACCGAGCCCAAGTCAGTGGTTGCAGTCGCCGAAACGGTCGTGCGAACCGTCGCCATTCCGAGTGGCAACCTTGTCGACCAAGTGCGCGCGCGACTCGCGGCGCTCGACGTCGACATTGAACGCCTCGAAGCGCTGAAGCGCGAGCGCGGACAACTCAAGCGCATGCTCCGCGCTGCGGAAACGAAGCGATGAAAAAGTGTGCAATCTGTGGGCACCGTTGCGATTCGGCGACGTGCCCCAAGTGCGGCGAGGCTTCGTGGGCAGTGGCCCATGGTGCTCCCGCTAGTGTGGTGCCAGTCGTGGCATCCGCTCACCAACCTACTACCGAGCCGGCCATTGGCCCATCGGAAGAGCCGGCGCCGAGCGATTCGGCTGCCAGCGTCAAAGCGCCGTGGAAGGCGCGTCGGAGATAATCAATGGCTGTTATCCAGGGTGCAATTGTCGGGGTCACTTTCAACGACGCCCACCTCGGCGGGCGCGGCGTTGCCAGCGTTCGCTTCACCATGCCCGCGTACACCGCGGCATCTGACACCGGCAAACTCGGCAGTGGCGGCTACCTGTTTGGGGCTGCCAATACCGCGACGCTCGAGGCGATCTTTGCGACCGTTCGGCGCGACGGCAAGACCGTCAACCTCACCTCTGCCATGCAGGGCGAGACTGGCCGCCACGGCTCGACCGAGTTCTACGCGGACACCGCGGCGATCTCGACCGACGACGTGACCTTCGAGCTTGCCAACGTCGGATCGACTGAGATCGACGCCGCGTCTGGCGTGACGGATCGCCCCTGCGAGATCCTCGTCTCGTACGACCTGTCTTGATGATTCACTGTCACGCTTAGCGTGACGGAGTGGGCTATGCGCGCCGGCCCCTAATGGCGCGCAACTTTACGCCACCGCGAGCGGCAATCGCGTGAGAAGGACAGCATGAGCGAAGCGACTGAGCAGGTCGCCGACTTGACCGCGCCTGCGGTTGAGACGGTTCCCATTGTGACGACTGCCAAGGCCGACGAGTCGCCGAACTGGCTACCGATGCGGCTCGAGCAAGCCAAGCGCAGCGCCACTGGCGAGGTACTCAAGGCGCTCGGCGTCGAGAACGTCGAGGCCGCGAAGGCAGCCATCGACAAGGCCCGCGCCATCGAAGAGCAGTCGAAGAGCGAGCTCCAGCGGTTGACCGACAAGGTCACGGGGCTTGAGCCTGTCGCCACGAAGGCGAGGGCGCTTGAGGACCGATTGACGCGCCTCGCAGACGTCGAGCTTGGCAAACTCACCGAAGCCCAGCGCGCCGCTGTTCTCGCCATTGCGAAGGACGACAAAACGGCCGCGCTCGACACGATCGAAGCGCTGCGCCCGACGTGGGCAGCGATTGCCACGCCTGCGGCTGCGCCATTGCCGGCGCCCGCAAAGACCACCGCGGCCACTGCCGCACCGCCTGCGAGCGCGCCCTCGGCCGTCACGAATCACCGTGCGACCTATGACGCATTGAAGGCCGAAAACCCGTTCGCTGCGGCGCAGTATCTCAATGCGCACCAGTGGCAGATCTTCCCGGACAAGTGAGCCTCCGAGCGCCTAGCGCGCGCGTGGCTCAGGAGACATACCCATGACCCTGGTTACGCGCGCCTCGCTTCCTAGCGAGTTCCTCGACATCACGTCGGCCATGCTGCTGAAGCAGCCCGAGCCGCAGTACCTCCACGCGGCTCTTTGGAAGATCGCCCTCGGCGCTTCGATGAGCGCGCCCGGCGCAATCGGTCTCCCCGGTCGTGAGGCTGGCGGAAGCGGCGCGGGCGTCGACTCGATCGAGTCGCAGCGGCTCATGATGGATGACGGGCTCGCGTCCGGCGCCATTCAGGTCGTGTCCGAACTCGGCAAGGGTCCCGGTCACACGGTGCGATTGAATCGCCCGGTCTTTGCGAATACCACGTACACCGAGGCGAGCCGTCAGGTCCCGTCCGGTGGCGACATCAGCACCACGGCGATCAGCCTGAGCGCTGAGCAGGTGCCGATCACGCTGAAGAAGTTCGCGGGCCCGTACGACTCGGTCAACAGCCGCGTCGCTCCGTACGGCCTCGACCGCTTCGACGCGAAGCTTGCGATTCACAACCTCGCCGCGATGATCGGCGTGAACCTCGGCCGCGACTTCGACAAGTTCGTCGACAGCGTGCTCGTTGGCTTGCTTGACAACGCGTCAACGGTGGTTCGCCCGCTCGGATTTGCGGCTGATACGGACTTCACCACGGCGGAGTCGGGCCCGATGGATTTCAACACCATCAACCGCGCCGAGCGGTCGCTCGACGAGGCGAACATCCCGACGTTCCCGAACGGCCGGCGAGTGATGATCATCACTCCCCGCCAGTCGCAGTCGCTCAAGGATGACCCGCAGTTCGCGCGTTACGCCGAGTTCCACGCGCCTGCGAACCCGCTGCTTGCGAAGTCGTACCTGAAGAGCGTGGGGACGATGGACATCTTCAAGAGCAACACGCTGACGCAGACCACGAACGCATCGAGCGTCGTGGTGCACAAGGCGCAGTGCTTCGGTCCTGGCGTTCTCGGTTCGGCCATCGGTGAGCTCCCGCGAGTCATGCCGGCGACCGATGACAACTACGGCGAGACGGCCAAGGTGATCTGGTTGCTGTACGGCGCCTTCGCGCTGCTCGACAACCGCTTCTGCCTGTCCGTCCGGACTTCGTGAGGTCGAGCAATGGCATTCAACGCTAGGCGCGTCACCACGTCGGCAACGACCGGCAACCTCAACGGCCTCGCCGCTGCAACGCAGACGGCGGGCGCTGTTCTCACCATGGCGCAGGTCGAGCCCGGATCGCTCTGCGCAGAGTTCCTCGTCGACGGCGAGACCAACACCATCACGCTGCACGCTGACTGGCTCGTGAGCCAGGACAACGTAACGTGGATGACCGTCAGCAATGGCACGCAGAACGCCGCGGCTGTTGCGCTCGTGACCGGTACGGCTGGCGCCGGTGCGTCGGTGACCAAGGTCATCCCGGCGCCCGATTGCGCGTACTCGTTCCTCTACTGCAAAGCTGCGGTGCGGAACGAGGTTGCGACGGGCACCACGAACGACACGTACTCGATCAAGTACCACTACATGAAGCCCAAGTTCGCTTGAGGCAGGGAAGCCAATGGCGCTACTAGACAGCGAGCTCGCTCGAATCAAGTGGCACCTTGGCTTCAACTTGCTCGACGTTGGGGCGGTCCCGTATATCGGTGTCGCCGCCATCTTCGAGCAAGTGATCCAGCCGTACTTGGCTGGCGGCGCGACCACTACTAGCGCGACAGCTGTAGTGGTTGCGTCCGCGCCGACCCCGGTAACGTTGACGCTTGCGAGCGCCACCGGGTTCTCTCTACTCGACCCTGTCATCATCGACGTGGACTCGCGACAAGAGCGCGCCACGGTGCAACGCGTGAACGGGTCGACCATCACGGTGCTGTTGTCGCTCGCGCATACCGGGACGTACCCGGTGACCGTCGAGGGTGGGGAGAGCATCGTGCGCGACATCTTGAAGAAGTGCGACACGGCCTGGACTGCTTACAGTGAGGCGATTTCAAGCGCTGGCATCAAGCAGCTCGGTCAAGGCGAGTTGGAGTACTTCCCAGAGGGCCGCGGGTCCAGTGGGTTGCTCTCATCTACTCGAAACACGCTTAGGGCGTGGCGTGGAGAACTTGCAAGCGCACTCGGCCTGGCGGCACCTGGTAATGGCGGCGGCACCATGACGACGCTTTACTGATGGCGACCATCGTAAGCCGTGCGCTCAAGCCGCTTGAGCGTGGGCGCCAGTTGCTGGAAGACGCAGGCCTCCGCAACCATCGCGTGTTCCTGCGCCTTGGCCAGTGGGACGGCGGCGAAATTCACCTCGGCACCCTGACTGACACCGACGTCGAGATTACTCCCCGTCCCAAGGTCAAAGAGAACGGGCCATCGTCGCTCACCGTGACGAACATCACGCCGACCTACCCGGGTGGCGGATGGGAGCCGTTGACGCTGCTGCCTGAGGTGGCGAGCGGGCAAGACTACTACATCATCGTGACCAACCCGCGCGGCGACTCGCTGCCGTACACGGTGACCGACATCGATAGCACCTCGCCGTTTCGCGTGAAGCTCACGCTGGAGCGGCTCGAGCCTGCGAGCCCGAACTACTGACATGGCCGGCTGGATCACTCAGCCCATACGCCTGTTCGTCCAAGAGCACCGCGACGTTCGATACCGCTACTCATCGGAGTTCGGCGCCACGGACGATTGCGACGCATGCCGCCACGGCGAGTGCGTGCGACGCCTCGAAGTGGTCGTGTGCCCAGAGGACGGCGAAGAAGTCCACAGCTACTTTCACGTTTCGCCGCGCGAACTCAACTAGACCATGCCGACGTATACCAGCACCGTAGGGCCCGAAACCCTACCGGTCCCGGTAGGCGGCACCGACAGCGCGCACAGAGACCCCACGCTTGTGGGGCTTTTGGATTACCTGGCTTTCTGGGTTCGTACCGACCTCAGCGACAAGCTCGCAGAGATGGGCGGGCCGACGACGAGCGCGGCCATCATCGACGCGTGCCCTGCGGAGAACCTGTTCCCGTGGGACCACGGCGGCACGTTCATGCGCGTTCACCCGGCGACGGGCGCGCCCACTGCGCCACTGCCTGGCATGTGGGCGTGGGAAGTCTCGTGTGAGGCGACCGACGAATACGCCACGCTGGCACACCGCAGCGTGTTTCGCCGCGAGCTCCGCGTGCACTACGTGTTTCCGCTGGTGCAGATCCCCGACGGGTACAACGCCCGCAGTGGCGTCCTGTCGAGCGTAGGACGCGCTTTCATGCGGGCCGGGCACTTCGGGGCGCACACGAGCTACGGCTACGATGGCGACCCCGCAGGAACGCCCATCTGGCGCTCGCTCAATTGGCGCGCGTGGCAGTTCGTCAAGGGCGAGCCTGGCCGCATTGCGGTGATGCCGAGTGGTAGCACCCAGAGCAATGGCGGGCGGCCTGGCAATGAGGGCCACGTCCAACGTTTTTACCCTGCATACAGCGCGACCTTCCACGTGTGGGAGCGCGTCGAGCCGAAGCAACCGGTCTATCCGGACGACGTCATGCAGGACGGCACGCTAACGATTCTCACGGGCGATGACGTCGGCGACACGGTCGAGATTCTCGATCGCGTGCTGATTGGCCCCGACGACCTCGCGCCATAGCCGGCGCGACAAGGACTCTTTCAATGGCACATCGCACGCTGCGAATTGTGAGCGCTTCAGCGTTCCCGCACATCGACCTTTTCGACGCCGGTATCTCGCGCTGGGTTCAGCCGGGCGACGTTATCGAGGTCCCGAGCAAGCAGCACTGGATCGATGAAGTCGGCAAGGGCGCGTTGCTCGCCGCCGACGCTGACACCGCCAAGCGATGCGGCGCAAAGTACGACGCGAAAGCCGTCGAAGCCGCGCTCGCAATGGCGAAGTCGCGCGAGGCCGAACAGGTCGCCGCGCACTCCAAGTTTCTGGCTGACAACGGGCTCGAGAAGCCCGCAGCCGCCACCAAGAAGGCTGACTGAGCATGGCTATTGAACTCACGGGTATCGACCTCTCGAACCCGCAGCCGGGGACCAAGCGCGAGATCGTTTTCGCCCAGGGCTCCAGCGGTGGCCTCACGCGCGCGCGCGACGTCGTCATCTTCTGTAACAAGCTTTCGTCCGTTGGTAGCGGCTCGGTCGATGGGCTCGGCGATTCGCTGAACACGCCGATCCCGATCTACAACGGGCAGGACGAGATCATCTCGCGCTTCGGGCACAAGTCCGAGGCCAAGTTGCTGCATAAGGTGTTCACTCGCGTGAACAAGACCGCTCAGGTGTGGATGCTCTGCGTCCCGCCCGGGTCTGGTAGCGCAACGGCTGACTTCACGTTCGCCACTGCGGCGTCTGGAGCATCCGCGGTCATCATCGACTTCCTCGGCGAGCAAGAGCAAGTCGCCGTCGCGAGCGGCGACAGCGTGACCGCGATCGCGCTTGCGGTGTCGACGCGCGTCAACGCGATGCTCGATTGGCCCATCACGTCGAGCCCTAGCGCTGGCGTGCTGACGGTCACGGCCGCGTGGGCGGGCTCGCGTGGCGACCACTACCTGAATCAGCTTCGCATGCGGTTCACGAAGTCAGTTGCTACCACGGTCACCAAGGGCAGCGTTACCGCTGGCTCGACCGACGACGACCAGACCACGGCGATCTCGAATCTCGAGAGCTACGACATCTACTACCAGGTCAACCCGAAGCAAGTTGTCGCGGCTCCCACGAGCACGGACAACGGCATCGGCGAGCACCTCGCGTCGCTGACGACTCAGGTCGCCGCGACTGTCGGCAAGGCCGGCGTGCTCATCGCTGGCAACGTCGGCACGCCTACGCAGGCGTCGACCGTTGCGGTGGCGATGAACAAGGAATGGTCGCACCTCTGCCACGCGGAGAACAGCGACTGGTCTGCGGGCATGATCGCGGCGCATCTAGCCGGTATCATCCAGAGCCGTCAGGCGTCGAACCCGGCCGCGAACCTCGCGGGCTATGGTGGCAAGTCGGCCGATACGCTGTACGTGCCCGACCCGTACGCCAAGACGGACCGCGCGACGAGCGCCGAGATCACGACGCTACTCAACAACGGCGTGACGCCGATCGCGTTCTCGTCCACGGGCAAGCCGTCGATTGTGTGGCTCGTCACCACGAAGAGCCAGACCAACAGCGTCGCGGACTACCGCGCTCGCGCGGGTCACATCCCGTCGGTGATGTTCTTCGCTTGGGAGATCCTCAAGGGGATCTGGAACAGCGAGGCGCAGCCGAACGTGGCGAACGACCCGGCCGACGGCGAGCAGCGATTGCCTGGATTCACCTACCCGAGCGACGTGCGCGGCATGGTGTATCGGACGATCGACATCCTCATTGATGGCGGCGCTGGAATCCCGACCTTGCTCGACCCGTCGCAGCGACAGGCGATGAAGGATTCGGTTGTGGTCGAGCGACTGACGAGCGGCGTGGCTTGTCGTGTGGAGCTCGCTGCGGTGCGCCACCTGCTCAAGGGCCACTTCAAGCTCCTCGAAGTCAGCCCGGCGATCTGAGGCTGCGCTTAGGCGCGCATACCGGGGCCGCTTAGCGGCTCCAGCGGAGACGTGTTTCTATGCCTCAACTTTACGATCAGATCCTCATGGCCGTGAATGGCCAGATTCTCGGCGAGGCCGAGAGTGTGGAGATCCGAAACGAGAACACGTCGCAGGATGTGTTGACGCTCGTCAAGGGATTCGCTGGCGAGACCCCGGGACCCGACAAGATCGTGTGCTCGGTGTCGTCGTTCCTGCCGAGCGCGGGCCAGGAGTTCGCGTTCGACAAGGCCGAGTTGCTCCACGCGGTCTACACCGTGAGTTTCATTCAGCGCAGCGGCTCGAAAAAGCTGACTTCGACTGGGTTCTTCCGCAACTTCCGCGCGAGCGCTGGCGTGGGGCAGAACAGCAAGATCGACGTCGAGTTCCACGGCACGCCTGGCAAGTTTGAGTGAGTGACTAGCGCGTAAACCATGCAATCGCAGAAGTCTCCTATCGTGGAGGCGCTCGAGAAACGCCGTCGCAAGGTTCACACCTTCCCGGCCTCTTTCATTGGCGACGGATCCAGTAATGGCACCGTCGCCATTCGTGTTCCTAGCGTCGGCGAAGAGATCGCCGCGCGCGTACAGGCCCCCAAGTGGCTCGCGGAACACGGCGCGATCGACTACGAAGCCGAGACCGACATCGCGTCAATGTTCGTGGTGTGCGCGGCGTGGCGCGACGCGAGCGACCCCGAGAACGGCATAGCTTGCCCGCTGCCTGACATGCTGCGGGCTCGGCTCACCACGGACGAGGTGCAATACCTCGTCGGATGCGTTAACGAAGCCAAGCGCCGCGAGTCGGCGATCAAAGAATCGCTCACCGAACTCGAAGCCGCTGGGTATGTCGAGGCTGTCAAAGATTGCGCCGACGACGTGGCGCACGAGCTCATGGTGAACCTGGACCGACGTGCGCTTGAGGACCTCGCCGTGATGGCGTGTCGGAAGCTGGCGCAGTTCACGGGTGACGTATGAGTGTCGAGGTGCAAGGACTCGATGAAGTCATCGCGCTCCTAGACAAGACGGCGAAAGAGCCTGGCAAGTTCGGCAAGACGGCGCGCGCTCGACTCCAGCGCGCAGTAAACCGCGAGCGCAACTCGCACGCGTACCAGAACCGCACGCACAGTGCCGAGACGAACACGCTGCTCTTGAGCGCTGAGACTGGCGATGACGTCGACCTCCGGGCAGAGATGCACGTGGAGTATGCGAGCTATCTGCAACGCGGATGGTCGAAGTTCGATGAGTCGGTGAAGGCCGCGCTTGCCGACTTGGACGCCGAGAGTAAAAAGCTTTGACTAGCGCTCGCCGCTGGTAACGACCGCATGTCTACCATTACGTACCAGTTCCGCACTGTCGGCGCCGAAGCGGCTCGACGTGAGTTGCTCGCTCAGGCGGCAGCGGCGCGCGAACTGAACAAGGCGCAGCGAGACAGCGCGCGGGTAAGCGCCCCTGTGGCTCGTCGTGTGGGCAGTGGCAGCGACCCGCAGGTCAAGGCAGAGCAGGCCAGGACCAAGGCGCTTGCGGCTGAGGCGAAGAAGCGCCAGCGCGAAGAGGCCAAGCGCGCTAGCGAGTGGACGCGCGGCAATGACAAGATGTTGCGCGCTCGCGAGCAGCACGCGCACCGCGAGACGCGCTCGATTGAGCAGGCGCAGAAGCGCCAAGCGGCGGCCATTCAGCGCGGACACAATCAGCGCTTGGCTCAGGCTGGACGCGTCGAGAAGCAAATGCGCTACCGCCAGACGATGGCGTACGAGGCGCGAGCCGAGAGCATAAAGGCGACTCGCGCGGCTCGATTCGAAGCTTTCAACGACACCGTCGCGGGCGGAGCGATGGCTGCGGTGGGCATTGGGGCAGCGGCGACGCGCTCCTACATGGCGAACCAGCAGCGGTCGCGTGACCTCGCCGTCGGTGGCGGGCAGCCGGATCAGGCTGCGGCTTTGCTTGCGAACGCCGAGAAGACCGCGAAGAGCGTCACCGGCACCAGAACCGAGGACATCCTAGCGGGACAGCAGCGCATCGTCGCGATGACGGGCAACATGGATCTTGCTCGCAACAACGGGCGGACCATGGCGCAGGCCTCGCGCGCGACCGGCGCGAGTGAGGAGGACATCGGCAGCCTCATCGCCACGCTAAACACGAAGTTCGGCATGACCGACCCGAACGAGATCAAGACCGCCATCGCCAACGCGATCAGCCAGGGCAAGAGCGGCGCTTTCGAGATGAAGGACGCCGCTAGCTACATGTCCGAGATGGGAGCCGCTGGCCAGCGCTTCGGGCTCGACAAGGGCGGCACCGGATTCGCCAAGCTCGGCGCCATGGCGCAGGTTGCGCGCGGCGCCACCGGCAGCGGTGCCGAGGCGTCGACCGCTACGCAAGCCATGCTGCGACAGTTCATCTCGAAGAGCGACGAGATCAAGCAGATGAACGGCGGCAAGGATGTCGTGTTCGCCGACAAGGGCCGCACCAAGACGAACGACATCGTTGACGTCATCGCAGGCACCATCAAGGCCGCAGGCGGCGACCGCAAGAAGCTCCAGCACGTCTTTCGCGACGAAGGCAGCACCGGCGCAAGCGGGTACATCGTGGCCTTCAACGAGGCCGCGGATGCGCTTGGCAAGAACGCGACTGAGGCCGAGAGAATGGCCGCGGGCGAGGCCGCGATTCGCAAGATGTTCGAGACGGCCACCAGCGCCGGATCCAACTGGGGTGACGTGGTGCAGGATGCCGCGGCTCGGACGGATTCGAGCGAGGCGCGCATGACCACCGCGTGGGATACCATCGTTACGTCGGTGGGCTCGGCCGTTACGCCATCGCTCGAGAAACTTTCGTCACAAAGCGGCGACGTTGGGGCGGTGTTCGCGATGCTCGCCGAACAGGTTGGAGGCGCGATCGGTGCGATCGGCGACCTCATCGGCACGCTTCGACGGCTCGGCATCATGGGCGAGGCGACGCCGACGGACCGAGCCGGCCGGCTCGATGAGATCCGCGGCGACAAGGCCGACCTTGAGAAGAGCGCAGCCGATGGCACGCTCGGCAACGTCGGCAAGAAGCGACTGAAGCAGCTGACCGAAGAGGAAGGCAAGCTCGTCAACGACATGGCGAAGGACATGGGGCTCACGAGCGGCACGGACGGAAAGCCTGTCGCGCCCATAGGCCCCGACGCAGGCCCGCGAGATCTTGCTTCGCAGTTCGCGAACTACGGATTCAGCGCGAGCAACTCCGACATCACGCTCAAAGAACAGGCGCGCATGGCCGAGGGCCCGAAGAAGGGGAACCTGGACTTCACGCCGTCGGCGATGGTTCAGAAGGGCCTCGAAGGGCTCAATACCGATCAGGGCGGCGAAGACCTCAAGAGCGCGGCAAGCGACCTCAAGGGCGCCGCCAAGGCCATTGCATCGAGCACCATGCAGAGCGGCAACCCGCTCGGCGCCATCTGGGCCGCGTTCTGATGACCATCCTCGCCGACGCCATCAAAGCCCGCGCAGCCAAGCGCCCGCTCACCAAGGTCGACGGCCACGAGTTCTTGCGCGACGCGCCTGATGGCTCGTGTGTGTACGTGCGGCCTCTCGTGGTCGGCGAGCGCGACGAAGCGCTTGCGTGCGCGCTCAAGTACCGCAAGGCGTTGATCGCCGACATCGGCGAGAAGGCAGCGCACGTGCTCGCGGACACCTCGCTCGTCGAGGACCCGACCATTGTCGAGCGCGTGTGGCGCGCGACCGTGAACGAGGACGCCTCGCCCGCGTTCCCGTCGTCCGCTTGGATGCGCGACAACATGACCGCCGAGGAAGTGGCGCACTTGTACGGCGTGCTCGATGCCGTCCAGCGCAAGGCGAGCCCGACGCCGCCCATGGATCTCGACGCGCGCGAGAGCCTCGCTACCTACCTCGCGAGCGTGAGCGAGAACCCCGACGCGGACGCCGCTGTGGGACGCTTCCCGCGCGAGTTCCTCACCGACATGCTGCTATGGGCATGCAAGGCGCTGCAACTCGCACGCGAGCAGCACGCGGACACGTTGCCGCCCGTCGCAGTTGCTGACGAGTCGGGCTTCATCCCCGACCCGTGAGCGTCAAGCCACCGGCCGACGTTGACCCGGCGGACCTGTTTCTAAGCCTCATCGAATGGCGGCCGACTCGTGAGATACCTTACCGACTTCCCGAGCTTCCCGGTGTGGTTCTCTCAGTGCGAGCAATCGGTGCTGCCGCCTTCGAGCGATGCGCGCGCAGCGGGGCAAGTGCGATGCTCGCCGAGTGCCTACTCGCAGACGGCGAGCCGGCATTCTCTAGCGCGCGTGATGCCGCGTACCTCGACACCGAGGCGCAGCAAACTCTACTGGCTCACGCGGTCGCCGCGCTCGATGTTGTTTGCCCGCTCTATCGGCGTATCGACATCGACGCGTGGGAACTCGCTATGAAACGCGGGGCCAACGCCCTGCCATCTGTCGCGCGCGGGTTCATCTCGTGCGTCGACATCATCCCGACAATGGGCCGCGAGCCAATGCGCCGCGACCATCCAGAGCGCTATTGGGGCCGCCCCCCGTGCGAACTACTCGACGGCCACTGGCTCGCGTTTCGCGCTGCCGCTGACATGTTCTACCGATAGGACCATCAATGAACGAATCACACGACTGGGCGCTGGTTCTTTCGACGTCATCGTCCCCGGGTGGCTCCGTTGACCGCGTCGAGCAGTGCCGCAAGTGCTGCCTGATACGGCATGACTACGAATACGGAACGGGACAACGCTCGCCAAATTACCCGCGATTCATTAGCTACGGCTCCGCCGTGGTTGACGACGGGTGTAGCGCAAGCAAATGAACGTTGCGTGTCTCGATGACTACCGCCGTGGTGAGTGGGTCATCGCAAAAGAGGCGTGCCGCTATTGTGGGCCACTTCGCTCGGTTTGCGTCCTGCCACGCGTTGCCGACCCGGACGCCCTGGAGTGCTCATCGTGCGGGCAGATGACGGCCGCCGTCTCGCACTACCTAACGGAGTCCAATGACTGGGCGCCGCGGCTCGAATCTGTCCGATAATGTCCACCCGCGCAAGCCACGACCTGCCGCCCGTCAGCTGGGACGGCCTCCTTGCGCCTTGCTCGGACATCGAGACGTCTTGGAGCCATCGCCTCGCGTCGCGCGAGTTCTATGGCGTGGACGGCG